TGATACTATTACCATCGGATTAGCAAGTACAATTTCAGGTTTAACTAGTATTTCTGCTACGACACTAACTGACGGTACAGCTACTATATCTGGTGGAACTATAAACGCTACTACAATTACTGAAAGTAGTGTAAGAGTTGCTACTCGACCTTTTGCGATTGCTCAGGCAGTTGCTTTAGGATAATATTATAAATATGATTATAATTCGGTATAAATATTAAAAGGAAAACAAATGGCTAACGATTTTAAAAGAAATACAGTTCCAAGTGTCAATACATCAACAGGTGCTTCAGCTTCAGCAGTTTATACTGTTCCGGCTGGTGGTGGCGCAACTGCCCTAGAATCAATTGTTATCGGTATTACTTTAGCAAATAAAACCACTTCAGGTGTGACTGCTTCAGTATTTTTAGATAACTATGATGGAACCAATGATGTTTACATTGTTAAGGATGCTAGCATTCCAGCAGGTTCTTCATTAGAAGTAATGTCTGGTAATAAAATAGTATTACAAAATGATGGTACAACAGGAGACGTACTTAGAATTTCATCTAATACGGCAACTGCTGTTGACGCAACTGTAACTGTACTCGAAGACGTATAAAAATAGAAGGAAATAATTTTTAATGCCTTATATTGGTAACAAACCTGAAATTACACCAAGAAGTCTAGCAGACTACGATTCTTTTACTGGTGACGGTTCTACGGTCGCCTTTGACTTAGAAAAAGATGTTTTAGATGGTGGTATTAATGATTTACAGGTTTACATAAACAACGTTAGACAAGAGCCAGGTGCTTCAAAAGCATTTACTCTTGGAGAAGACGGCAGTGGTAATTTAAGAAGAATTACTTTTACAACTGCTCCTGCTAACGCTGATGAAATTTATGTAATCAATCCAGGCAGACAATCAGCAACTATCGGAGTTGTTGACAGTGCCATTACTTCAGCTAAGTTAGCCGATTCAGTTATTAATGGACAAACAGATTTAACTACAGGTATTCAAGGTGCTGACGAACTATTAATTTATGATAGTTCAGCAAGTGCTAATAAAAAAGTAAATTTAGATAATTTAATTACAGGTCAAACAGAATTAACAAGTGTTGCGAATGATGATGTTATTTTAGTTTATGATACAGACGCAACAGAAATCAAAAAAATTACAAAAGCTAATTTAGTTACATCATTAACTTATTCATCAGGAACTGCTACAGGTGATGGATCAACTCAGGCTTTTACGATAAATAGTGGTAGAGCAGTCAATGATATGTTAGTACACGTCAATGGTATTTTAATGACACCAACAACTGACTACACTGTATCAGGAACAACTTTAACATTTAGTACGGCTCCTGCCGCTTCGGCAGAAATCGACTTTAGGTATTTACCAATATAGGATAAACAATGGGCGCTATAAAAACAAGTTTTGCTAATTTAATTACTGCTGGTGGTCCTGGTAAGATTCGTCAAGTAGTTGAAAGTTCAGTATCAGCAACTGTATCATTAACTTCTACATCTTTAACAGATACAGGTTTATCTGCTACAATCACTCCATCAGCTACAACAAGTAAAATATTAATATCCACTTTTGCTCAATTTGGCGTACCTGCTACTGGCAGTTCTGGTGATGATACTTTTATACATTTAATAAGAGGCGCAACTTCTATAGGTGGTGCTGGTAATGTTGATAGTGATACTTTTGCTATGGTAAATGCTACTGGTGGAGAATATGAAAGTAGATATTTAAATATACTTTATTTGGATAGTCCATCAACTACATCTGCTACAACTTATAAATTACAATTTAAAAATAGAAACGGATCTAAACAAGCTTATTTTAATCGTAGAGGTGGAGACACACTATCTAGTGGTCAATCATATATGATATTAATGGAGGTATTAGCATAATGATTGATGTAATAACAGCAATACTTTCTTTAAATGAAAAAAATAGTAATAATTATGAAGCAGTTGTAAGAGGAGAACCAACAACCGAGGCAGAATATAATGCTCAAGTTGACTTTGTTACAGGAAGTGATGAAAACGGTGCTGCTATTTTTTCTGAAACTAAACTTTATACTTGGGCACAAGTAAGTGCTGAAAAAACATTATTAATAAATGCTGAACCTTTAAAACAATTAAGATTAAAAAGAACAGAAAAATTAAAAGAATCAGATTGGATGGCAAATTCAGATGTAACTATGTCAGCAGACTGGACTACTTACAGACAGGCATTAAGAGATTTACCGTCTAACTATACGACAAGTGATAGCCAATCATTAAGTTCAGATTTAAGTAACTTGAATTGGCCGACTAAACCAGAATAGAGGAATAAATGGCATATATTGGAAGAGAACCTAGTTACGGAGCCTTTGAGAAACAGACGCTAACAGCGGATGGTTCAACAGTAACTTATACACTAAATTATACCGTTGGTTCAACATCTTCAATCTTAGTATCCGTTGCTGGTGTTATTCAGGAGCCAGAGGTTGCTTACAATCTAACTTCAGGCGGTTCACAAATTACATTTACGGCTGCTCCGGCTGCTGTTGATACAGTATTTGTAATTTACTTAGGAATTGCTTTTGACACTGGTAATTTATTAGGTACAGGTTCTATTACAAGTCAAACAGAATTAACAACTGTTGCTGATGACGACTTTCTTTTAATTTATGATACAGACGCTGCCTCTTTAAAGAAAATTCAAAAATCTAACTTAGACACAAGTTTAGATATAAATGGCAAAACAGATTTAGGAACAGAACCTGCTTCAGCAGACGAATTTGTTATCTATGATGCTGATGCTGGTACAGTTAAAAAAGTTGCTTATTCAAATATTAATCCAACACTTTCATATACAAACGGCTCTGCCACAGGTGATGGTTCGACACAAGCCTTTACAATTGACTCAGGTCGTACAGTTAATGATGTAGTTGTTTCAGTTAACGGATTTATTTTTATTCCTACAACAGATTACACAATTTCAGGAACGACTTTAACATTTACAACGGCACCTGCTGCTTCAGCAGAAATTGCTTTTAGATATTTACCACTTGGTGGTTCTGGTACTTACACTAACGATACTGCCACAGGTGATGGTTCAACGACAGGTTTCACAATAGATAGTGGTAGAAGTGTAGAAGATGTATTAGTTACTGTAAACGGTTTATTATTAGATCCTGCTTCGGATTATACAATTTCAGGTACAACATTAACATTTACAACAGCACCTGCTGCTTCAGCAGAGATATCATTTAGATATTTAAGACTTACATAGGAGGCTAAATGGGTAGTATTATTCAAAATATAGCCAACAATATCACAACAAGTGGAGTTTTTACTTCAAGTGCTATTACAAATACAAGTGTAAGTGCTGTAACATCTTTACCTGCTGCTGTGCCAGCTGGTGCTCTGTCAAAAATCACAACTCAAACAGCATCTAGTTCAGCACAACTTGAATTTACAAGCGGTATTGATTCAACTTATTCTACCTACTTATTTTTAATGTCAAACTTAAATCCTGCTACAGATATTAATAAATTTAGATTTCAAACAAGTACAGACGGCGGTTCAAGTTATGGTGTTACTGTAACTAACTCTAACTCAGTTGCTTATAATAAAAGTGACGGAACAGATGGTGCTGGTCCTAGTATTACTGCTGACGATCAAGGTCAAGGATCATCAAATATAATTATATCTGGATCAGTGGGAAATGGTGCCGATGAAGCTTTAAATGGTGAATTTTGGTTATTTGATCCTTCAAATACTTCAAAAGTAAAACATTTTATTTGTAAAACAGTTTATCATCAAAACAATGAATATGTAGAATACAATTTTACATCTGGCTATTTTAATACAACAACTGCCATCAATGCTATAAAATTTTTATATTCTAGTGGGAATATAGACGAAGGCAATATAACAATGTACGGGATAAATTAAAATGGGATCTATTACAAGAGGACTTGCGAATAACATTAGTTCAACAGGAACTATCGCTGCTGGTGGAATTAATAATAATTCTTTATCAGCCATTACTGCTTTTGGTTTTGATCTAGGTAGTATGGTTTTAATTAAAGAACAAATTGCTAGTACCTCAGCAAGTATAGAATTTATAAATGGAACGTCTGACGTTGTTTTAGATACTACATATAATAATTATTTGTTTAGTGTTCATTGTTTTCGAGCATCAGTTGATGGTAGTGGTATAGAAGTTGATTTTAGTACCGATGGAGGATCATCATATGGTACAACAAAACGATCTATTTTTTGGAGATCAAGTATAGCTGAAGATAATTCAGCAAACGCATTTAACGGTTATTTTGACTCTCCTTCATTAGACGATCAAACATCTGCTCAAAGATTAACTTCAGGAACAGGTAATGATGCTGATGAATCAGGTTCAGCCACTTTTTGGTTATACGAACCTGGTAGTACAACTTTTATGAAAGGTTATGGTGGTTCTGGTGCGGAAACAAGTAGTCAATCTCCGCCAAATATTTTTAGTAGATATTATGGAGGTCTTGTAAATACTACAAGTGCTATAAATGCCGTAAAATTTACTTGTAATTCAGGCAATATTGTTACAGGCACATTTAAACTATATGGGTTAGTAAAATAATGGGTATAATTAGAAGAACATTAGCAAATAATATTACGACTTCAGGTGTGTTAGCATCTAGTGGTATTAATAATGTGTCATTAAATAACGTAACATCTATTCCTGCTTCTATAGAAACAGGTGCTATCGTATTATTAAATACAGCAGATTTTGATGGAGAAACAAGTGCTTCTTGGACTTCTCAATTTGATAGTTCTACATATAAAGAATATTGGTGGGTATTTAATAATGTGAGACCAAGTGTTGACGATGGAGATTTTACATTTAATTTTTCTACTGATGGCGGATCTAGTTATAACGTAAGCAAAGCTCAAACAAGTCAGTATCAAACTAATAACGAAGCTGATGATACTAATGCTTTATCATACAACACAAATTCTGATTCAGCACAAGACACAAATGATATTATTTTGATGGATAATGTTGGTAATGAAGCAGATCAAGGATTTTCTGGAATTTTTAAATTAATGAATCCTGCCGCTAGTGTAAATAAACAATTTTTTGTTGACCTAACTAAGTATGGTGGAGGTGATAATTCCGTATATTGGTTTTATTCAGGTGTTGCTTACACTACCAGTGAAATAAACGGTTTTATAGTTTCAGGTTTTGGAAATAATATTAGTAACGGAACCATAAAAATGTATGGTATCAAATAGCAACATATAAATAGTATTAAAATAAGGAGAAATAAATGCCTAGATTTAAATTAGTAAACGGTGAAAGAATACAGTTTACTGCTGAAGAAGAAGCTGCTAGAGATGCCGAAGAGGCAACTTGGGCTGCTGGCGCTTTTGATAGAGCTATTGCTGATTTAAGAGTTAAAAGAGATAGACTTTTAGCAGAAACAGATTATTTAGCACTATCTGATAACACTTTATCAGCAGAAATGACTACTTACCGTCAAGCATTAAGAAATTTAACAAGTGGTTTATCTACTGTTGAAGATGTAAATGGTGTAACTTGGCCTACAAAGCCGTAGTATAAATATTAAAAAGAGAGAATATGGCACTAACAAAAGTAACAAAATCAGGAGTTGACGATACACTAGTAACAGGTCAAACGTTATTAGATGAAAAAGCCAATGATGCTGATACATTATTAGTCTATGATGCTGATGCTGGCGGACTTAAAAGAGTTACAAAACAAAACATTGCTCCTACTTTACCTACAGTAACTTCAGCTTCAAAAAATCAAGGTCAAGGTTATATTGGTGTTGATGTAGCTGATACTTTTACTGTAGTAGGAACAAACTTTGTTAGTGTACCAAGAGTTTCAATTTATCAAACAGCTACAGGAATTTATACAGACGCTTCCGTAGTTTCATTTGTAAGTTCAACAGAATTAACGGTCACTGTTACCGCACCTAGTTCAGGTGATTATTTTGTTAAAGTAGAAAATCCAGATGGTTCAGCTGGTCAATCAGCAACAGCAGTATTACAAGCATCGCCAGGTCCTGTTTGGCAAACGGCTGCTGGTTCTTTAGGATCTTTTACTGAAGGTGCTTCAATTAGTCTTTCAACAGTTGCTTATACTTCCGATAGTGCTACTGTGACATTTACTGAAACAACATCTGTATTAACGTCAGACGCTGATACACCTGCGACAACAATGAATTTAAGTTTAAATAGTTCAACAGGAGCTATTACAGGTACAGCACCTACTGTGGATTCTGATACAACTTACACATTTACACTAAGAGCAACTGATCCTGAATCACAAATTGCGGATAGACAGTTTTCTATTACAGTAACAAATACTAACTGGTTTGGTGATGAATCAGATGGCGAATTAGATACAACACCATAGGGAGATTATAAATACTAATATGGCTAACGTAACATACACAGTTCCAAACAAAAACGGCGCCTATGATGGAGATATGGTTGTTAAAAACTATACTAATATTACCATTGACTCTGGCGATACAGTAACAACCGATCAACCTTGTAGAGGTTTATTATTATTTGCGACAGGTAATATTACTGTAAACGGAACAATAGATATGACAGCAAAAGGTGCTCTTGCTGATCCAACTTCTTCTGGCGGTTCAGATAGTAACACTGTGTCAGCAGATGGCTTACAATTTCCATATTTAACTTCAGGTGGTTCTGATACATTAACGGCTGCTGCTACATTACTAAATGGATGTGGCACAACTGCTAGAACAGCTGCTAGTAAAATGGCTTCTATCTCTGGCAACGGAACAATTTTTAAAGTTACTCGAACCGGTGGTGCTGGGGGTGTTACAGGAAGTAGAAGAGCAAATGGTCCAAACGGTTCTACACTAACAAATGGTACAGGTGGTGGTGGAACTGGCGGAGGTGGAAAATCACAAAATATTAACCCAGGAGCTGAAGCAAATGGCGCTGGTGGTGCTGGCACTTGTTTTTCTGGAGGCTCTGGTGGAGGAGGATCTGGAGGTTATTTTACTGGAGGTGTTAACGGAGGAGCTGGTAGTAACATAGGTGGTGCTGGTGGTGATGGTGGTGACGCAGGTGGTGGTTTTCCAGGTTCAACTGGTGGTGGAGGCGCAGGTAATCCTGGCGGCGGTACAGGTGTGTTTAGAGGTCCTCCAGGTGCTTATGGTGGTACAGGAGAAACAGGTAATGGCGGACTAATTATTTTAATTGCTAAGGGTAATGTCACTGTAGGAGGTTCAGGTATTATTAGAGCAAACGGTAAAAACGGTGCGAGTGGAGGTAACAGTCCAGCCGATTATGCTGGTGGATCAGGTGCTGGTTCAGGTGGAGGAAGAATTATAATATTACACGGTGGTTCTTATTCTAACAGCGGAACTGTACAAGCAAACGGTGGTTCAGGTGCGACCGGTAGTGATGCTGGTAATGGTGGTAATGGCGCTAGTGGTAGTATAACTACTGCTCAAGTAACTGCTTCTTAATAGACTTTTTAAAAGTCTTATATATAATGTGTTATTATGAAATACAAGATAATCGAAAACTTCCTTTCTAAAAGCGATCACATTAATTTAAAACGTTCACTAGTTACAAGAAATTTTCCTTGGGGCTATATTGACGCTATTGGTGATAAAGATGATAATGAAAGATTCCATTTTCAACATATGTTTTATTGGGAAGATCCTACTGTTAATGGTGGAAAAACACCTTATTTTTATTTAATAGAGCCACTATTAAAAAAACTAAATTATCAAAAACTAATAAGAGTCAAAGGCAATTTGATGGTCAAAGAGCCTGAAAACTATCTTTGTTCTAAACATACCGACTTTCATCAACCTCATACTGTATGTTTATATTATGTAAATAGTAATAATGGCTATACACTATTAGACGATAAAATTAAAGTTCCTTCAATAGAAAACACTGCTGTTATATTTGATGGTATGATACCTCATCAAGCAGCTTCTCAAACAGACACTAAAATAAGATTAAACATTAATATTAATTATTTGGAAAACTATGTAGATGGTTGAACACGAATTTCCTTTTGAAAGTTTTATTGGTGGTTGGTATATTCCAGAGACCGTGTGTGATAATTTAATAGAATATTATCAACAAAACAAACACAAGGCAAAAGATGGCGAAATAGGTGAAGGTGTTAACAAAAACATAAAAGATAGTTTAGATTTAGCTTTGACTGTAAAAGATTTACAACAAAATAAAATTTTAAATGAATATGCTACAACTTTATTAGAAGTTTTACAATTATATCAAAAAAAATATCATTATGTAAAAACAAATGCTTTATTTGACATAACTGAAAATACATCATTTCAATTTTATAAACCTCAACAAGGTTTTAAAAAATGGCATAATGAAAGATCAAACTTAAATGTTTCTTCACGTTTATTAGTCTTTATGACTTATCTAAATACAGTAGAAGATGGTGGTACTGATTTTTATTATCAAAAATTGTCATCACCAGCAAAAAAAGGATTAACATTAATTTGGCCTTCCGATTGGACACATACACATAAAGGTCAAATAAGTAATAATGAAAAATATATTATAACAGGATGGTTTAATTATATACAATGATAGTCAATCACTTACCACAATACTGGAAGTTTGAAGAAGTTATAGATAAACAGACGTGTAAGGACATAATAGAAGTAGGTTTATCTAAAATAGAACAAAGAGCTACAGTAGATAGCGATAAAAACAAAGAAGCTCAAAAACAAGTTAGAAGTTCAAAAATTGCTTGGATAGAGGATCAATGGATATTTGATTTATTTTCTGAATATATAAATCAGGCAAATTCTAGTTCAGGTTGGAATTTTGAAATAGATTGGTTTGAGCCCGTACAATTTACAAAATATTTGGCAACAGAAAAAGGTCATTACGATTGGCACGTAGATATTAGTAGACCTTATGGTTCTAATAAAAAAGATTGGCAAGGAAAACAAAGAAAAATATCTGCTGTTATTTCATTATCTGACCCAAATGATTATGAAGGCGGCGATTTTGAATTTAATTTTAAAAATAATGCTCCTGGTTTAGATACTAATTGGCCTGTACCTGAATTAAAAAAACAAGGTTCTATAATCGTATTTCCTTCTTATCATTGGCATAGAGTTAAACCTGTAACAAAAGGCACTCGTTACTCACTTGTTGTTTGGGTATTAGGAAAGCCGTTTAATTGATGAATAAAGATTATATTTTAGTTAAAAAGTTTTTAAGTGATGATGTCACAAATTTATTATATGAATATACAAAACTTAAAAAGAAAGTAACTGACAAATATTTAGAAATTGATAGTATTGAATACAATGAACATAAAGACGGTTTTTACAATGATAATTTAGTACCAAAAACTTTTAGTTGTTATAGTGATATTATTTTTGAAACATTGTTAGAACAAATAAAACCTAAGTTAGAAGAAATAAGCAACTTAAAATTAACGCCAACTTATTCATATTGGCGATTATATAAAAATGATGATGAGTTAAAAATACATAAAGATAAAATTGCTTGTGAAATTTCAACTACAATTTGTTTAGGGTATGATAGTAATAAAAACTGGCCAATATATTTTTCTAAAAATGTTGATAAATCAGATGCTGTAGAGATGATAACAGAACCTGGCGATTTAGTTATTTACAAAGGTTGTGAGTTATATCATTGGCGAGATAAATTTGAAGGCAATCTACACGCTCAAGCATTTTTACATTTTAATGATGTAAATAATGATTATGCTCAATATAGTGAATATGATTGTCGTCCTTTTTTAGGATTGTCTAGTAATTTTAGAAATGATTATAAATTAGAAAAGGCAAAAGAATTAACACAAAAAATTAAAAATGATTGATATATTTAAAACTTTTGTTCACACAAGTAAAGATATAGATATGGCAGATTTTTTATTACCTATATCAAAAAAAATTTTAGATAAATCAAAATTAGACAGTGATTACAAAAACGGCAAAACAAGTTATTATTCACCTGATGTTGTAGAAAATCATATGATAGAATTAAGACCATTTTGTGATTATATTCGAAAAAATGTTTTAAAATATTTAACAATAAGTAATTTTGATACAGAAAATTTATCTGTAGATATTAATGGTTTGTGGTTTTCAGAAATGAATAAAGGTGGCTATCACGCTCCTCACTCACATAATCCAGGTTCACAAATCAGTGGTAATTTTTATATAACATCTGATAATCAAAGTGGTTATCTTAGATTTTATCGACAAGAATATCATAATAATATATTTTATAAATTGAAAATAAAAAATTATAACGAATATAATAATGATACATACACATTTAAACCAGAAAAGGGCTTGATGTGTATATGGCGTTCAGATTTAGTACACGGTGTAGATTATAACGAAAGTGACAGTAGAATTGCTGTATCTTTTAATGCTACAGTTGATTATTTGTAATATAAATAGATATAGGAGAATTATATGAGTATATTTAAAGCAATAAAAAACTTCTTTGTATCGGGTGCTCCTGCTTGGGGTAAAGAAGAAGTTGAAAAAAAAGTTGAGTATCAACTTAAAGATTTAAAAAAGAAGACAAAAAAAGAATTAGAAACTATTGGTAGAAAAGTAGGTGTAGAGTTAGATCGAAGACTGACAAAAGACAAACTTATTTCTGCTATTAGAAAAACAACTAAAAAATAACAAAAGGTGAATTATTATGGCTGACAATGAAAGAGTATGGACAATTGATGGAAAAGAGTATAAAGATAGTGAACTATCGTTAGATTTAAGAAATACATTAGTTGCTAGACAAGAAATATTACAGTCTAAGATTAGACACGAAATAGAAATTGAAAAGATTAGTGTACTAGAAAACTATTATAACGAAAAGATTAAAAAAGAAGTAGAAAAAATAAATGGCAGCGACAGCTAATTTAGCAATAGACCAAGGGGCAACTTTTAGTACAGACATTACTGTAAAAGATAATGCTGGAGATGTATTAGATTTAACTGATTACTCTGCCGAAGCTAAAATGGCTCTTGGTTTTGCCTCTACACGTACACGTGTAAATATGACTACTACCTTTGCTTCAGATAGAACAACTGGAGTTTTAACTATTTCTCTTACTGCCGATCAAACAAAAACCTTAGAAGCTCCTGCTCGATATGTATATGATGTAGAAATCATATCAGCAGATAGTACAATTACTAGAGTTATTGAGGGAATTATTACTGTAAATCCATCTGTTACTATTTAACTTTTAAGTTATTTTTTATATAAATATTAACATTAAGAGAGAGTATTAATGGCAACAGCAACAATAAATCCTAATGGTGGAACAACTGCTTCTATTCAAAGCACATCACGTGGACCTCAAAAAGTTTCTGTTACCACACCTACTGCTCAATTGAACGTTGATGGTGTAACTCAATTAAGAGGTATGACAGATGTTAACGCTTCATCACTTGAAGATGGTGCTTTAATTCAATATGATGCTGCTTCAGATAAATTTGTAACAAAAACAGAAATATCTACCGAAACCGGAACAATAACATTTAACGGCGGTAGTTTTTAAGGGAGATTTTAAATGGCAACAATTATTCAGATAAAACGATCATCTGGAACTACGGCTCCCGCTACACTTAAACTAGGTGAATTAGCTTATACATATGGCACTGGTACACAAGGTAATCTAGGAGATAGATTATTTGTAGGTGAAGGCGGAGTTGACGGTAACGGTGACGCAAATAACGTAACCGTAATCGGCGGACAATATTTTACAGACAAACTAGACCACGTAGATGGAACACTAACTGCTAGTTCAGCAATCACTGTTGATTCAAACAAAGCAATTGATGAACTATTTGTAGGAAATTCTACAACTACAGGTGGTACAATCAAATTTAATGAAGGTACTGATAATGGTACTAACTTTGTAGGTTTAAAAGCGCCTAATAATGTTTCTTCAAGTGTTACTTTCACGTTGCCAGGAAGTGATGGAACAAACGGTCAAGCATTATTAACTGACGGTTCAGGTGTTTTAACTTTTGGTGAAGTTGCTTCAAACTTAACCATTGTAGATGACAGTTCAACGTCTGCTACAATTAGTTTGACAAATGATACATTATCACTATTAGGTGGTACAGGTATTAGTTCAACAGTATCAGGCGATACAGTTACTTTTGCCATTGATAACACTGTTGTTACAACTACAGGTACTCAAACATTAACAAATAAAACAATTGACTTAGGCAATAATACTTTAACAGGTACAACGGCCGAGTTTAATAGTGCTTTACAAGATGGTTCTTTTGCTACATTAGCTGGCACAGAAACATTAACTAATAAAACAATTGACGCTAACGGCACAGGTAACTCGATTACAAACCTCGAGGTTGCTGATTTTGCTTCTGGTGTTTTAGATACAGATTTAAGTTCTGTTTCTGCTAGTGACGATACCCTTGCGTCTGCTAAAGCAATTAAATCTTACGTTGATGCTCAAGTTACAGCACAAGACTTAGACTTCCAAGCTGATACTGGTGGTGCTCTTGCTATTGATTTAGATAGTGAAACACTAACCTTTACAGGTGGTACTGGTATTGATACAAGCGGTTCCGGTAATGCTGTTACTTTTGCGATTGATAGTACAGTAACTACTAACACTGGAACACAAACATTAACAAATAAAACGATTAATGGTCCTGATAACACAATTACAAATATTGCCAATGGATCATTAGCAAATTCATCCATTACTGTAACCGATGGTTCAACATCAACTGCTGTTGATCTTGGTGGCACATTAACTATTCAAGGTACTACAAACGAAGTAGAAGTTGGTGAAAGTTCTGGTACTATAACAATTGGATTACCAGATGATGTAACCGTTTCTCAAAACTTAACCGTTACAGGAAACTTAACAGTTAATGGTACAACAACAACTATTTCAACAACAAACACAGTTGCTTCTGATACTCTATTTGAATTAGGGAACGGAACGACAGGAACACCTGCTAACGATTCAGGTATCTTAATTGAAAGAGGTGATAGTGATAACGCCTTTATCGGTTTTGATGAATCAGCAGACAAGTTCATAGTTGGTACTACAACAGCCACTGGTTCTTCTACAGGTGACTTAACAATCACAACAGGAACATTAGTTGCTAACATTGAAGCTACAACTGCTACATTGGGTGGAAGTGATGTTATTTCAACTGACAACACTAAAACTTTAACTAATAAAACGATTGATGCTTCTTCAAACACATTATCAAACATAGGTAATTCTTCACTTACAAACAGTATAATTAACTTTACTACTGATAGTGGAAACCAAGACATTGATTTAGGAGATACAATTACTGTATCTGGTGGCGAAGGTATTGACACATCACAATCAGGAGATACGTTAACTATTGCTGCTGAATTAGCAACTACATCTAATAAAGGTGTTGCGTCATTTAGTGCTGATAACTTTACAGTTACCAGTGGGGCAGTGACAGTTACTACAATTGACGGCGGATCATTTTAATTATTAATTTAGGAGATTAATAGGTGGCTACGATTATAAAATTAAAAAGAAGTACAACAGCATCTGCTGTTCCTACTACAAGTGATTTAACTGATGGTGAAGTAGCCGTTAATATTACCGATCAAAAAATTTATATTCGTAATGGTGGTAGTATTGTTGAATTGGCTAACGCCTCTGGTGCTGATTTTAGTTCTGTTGGTGAAGATATATTACCCTCAACAACTGAAACTTATAATTTAGGTTCTGCTTCAAAAAGATGGAATGAATTGTTTTTGGCAGGTACAACTATTAATTTAGGTGGTTCAACTATATCATCTGATGGTACAGGACAAATTAGTATTTCTGCTACTGGTGCTACTTTACCTCTTAACTCTAATATTGAGGTAACTAGTGGAGTTCAAAAAAGTATTGCTCTTCAAGGTGAAACTGGAGATCCTGTAAGATCAGTGCCGTTTTTTAGTAAATCGGGTGGGCTAAATACTGCTAATACAAGATTAGATTTTAAAGCTGATCCTGATGCTGTTGTGGCAAGTTTTACATTAGCCAATGGTTCACAATTAGGATCAACTGAAGGAGATACTTTATTTTTCTTTTAAGGAATTAATATGACAGCAAAAACACCAATACGAACAGTCTTTAATGAAAGTAATGTTGCTACAGGTTTAGCAGAATATCAAACAGGTGAATTTATACCTGTAGAACACGGTGGTACAGGTGCTGTAACTCATACGGCAAATTCAATTCTTTTAGGTAATACTACAAGTGCTATACAATCTTCAGCAATACAAATTATAGGAACAACTTTATCATCATCTGATTCTACATCAATTCAAATAAACGAAGGATTAGATGTATCAGGTTCTCTTACAGTTTCAGGCACTATAACAGGTACTATTTCAGGTAACGTTACAGGAACAACCACTGCTGGTAATATTCAAATTGGTGTTACTGGCAACAATGAAATAGACACATCATCAGGAAATTTAACTATTGACTCTGCTGGCGGAACAGTAACAGTAGATGATAACTTAACAGTATCAGGTAATACTACAATCACAGGAGATTTAACT